CAGAAACAAAGATTTTAAATAAGGTTAGAACCCTTTTAGGTCTTCAGGTTGAATTGGAAACAATGAAACTAGAGGACGGAGTAACAATGATCGAAGCAGAAGTGTTTGAAGCAGGTGAGCCTGTAGCAATCATCACTGAAGATGAGCAAAAAATTCCTTTACCTGTAGGAGAATACAAAATGGAGGATGGTAAAATGCTTATCGTAACTGAGGAAGGTTCTATCTCTGAGATTAAAGAGGAAGAAGCTAAAGAAGAAGAGCCTAAAAAAGAAGAAGAGGCTACTCCTGAAGTAGAAGAGGAAGTAGAAGCGTCAGAAGACGAAGCTAAGCCTGTTAAAAAGACTGTTGAGTCTGTAGTTAAAGAAACTTTCTTCTCTGAGATTGAAGCAATTGTTAAAGAGAACAAAGAGCTTAAAGCAGAAATCGAATTGCTTTCTAAAGAAGAGCCTAAAGTAGAAGCTACTGAAGAGGTTGAATTATCTGAAGAGGTTGAATTATCTGAAGAGCCTGCAGTAGAGCCTATCGTACCTAACCCTGAGTCTAAAGAAGTAGTTTCAGAAGGTTTCAAATATGGTAACTCTAACAAAACATTGAATAACATTTTTTCACAATATAACAAATAATTAATTTAAATTTAAAAAGACCATTATGGCAACAACAACAAACATCACAACAACTTACGCAGGAGAGTCTGCAGGAAAGTATATCGCTCCTGCTCTTCTTTCTGCTAACACTATCCAAAAAGGCGCTATTACAGTTATGCCTAACGTAAAGTACAAAGCAGTAGTTAAAAAATTAGACGTAGATTCAGTTCTTAGAGATGGAGACTGCGACTTTAACGCTACCTCTACAGTTTCTTTGACCGAGCGTACAATCAGTCCAAAATCGTTACAAGTAAATTTGCAACTTTGCAAGGCAGATTACCGTTCGGATTGGGATGCGGTTTCTATGGGATACAGTGCTTTCGATAGCCTTCCTAAAAACTTCGCTGATTTCTTAATTGGACACGTTTCTGCTAAGGTAGCATCTAAAAATGAGTCTAACATTTGGAACGGAGACGCTTCAAACACAGGAGAATTTGATGGTTTAGTTACTTTGGTTTCTACTGACGCTGATCTTCCTGCTGCTAACGAGATTGCAGGTTCATCTGCACTTAACGCATCTTCTACTGTAATCGCAGAATTAGGTTCTATTGTAGACGCTATTCCTGCTGAGCTTTATGGTAAAGAAGACTTAAGAATCTTTATTTCTCAGGCTACTCACAAAGCTTATGTTAGAGCTATGGGTGCTTTAGGTTATGTTGACAAGTTCAACAACCAAGCAATGGGTGAAGACTTATTATTTGATGGTATCAAATTATGTGTTGTTCATGGCCTTACAGGTTTCCAAGCAATGGCAACTACTATTGACAATATCTTCTTCGCTTGCGGTTTGCAAAATGACGAAAATGTCGTAAAATTAATTGACATGGCAGACGTAGATGGTTCAGAAAACGTGAGACTTATCATGAGAATGACAGGTGCGGTTCAGTACTACAACGTTGAAGAGATTGTTACTTACGGAATTGCTAACGCAGCTAACTAATATTAATTAATTCATTTAAGAAGGGTGGGTCAAATAACCTGCCCTTTTTAATTTAAAAAAAACAAAAATTATGCCTTGTACATTTATTACAACAGGTCGAACGTTGGGTTGTAAAGACTCAGTGAGTGGTTTGAAAGCCGTTTACTTTCTTTCATATGACGACTTGGACTACGAAAACGTAGAATTTGACCTAACCAACACAGACGAATTAAAAACATGGACTCCTGCATCTCAGTTGACTATGTACAAATACGAGCTTAAAGGAGCTAATAGCTTCGAGACTGAAATCGTATCTTCTAGAGCTAACGGAACAACTTTTTTCAAAGGTGCTTTATCTTTGCAATTAAAGAAACAAGACGTTGCTACTCACAAAGCAATAAAATTACTTTCTTATTCGCGTCCTAGAGTCATTGTGAGAACTATGACAGACCAATTTTTCTTAATGGGTCTTGAGCAGG